ATTCTCAGTCCGGACCAAAAGATCTCGCAGAGATACAAGATGGGCAAGCTGTCATTAACTCAATTAAAAATATTTTAACTACAACACCAGGTCAAAAATTACTTAACCCACTTCTTGGATTAGACTTTAGAAGCTATCTATTCGAACCTATCAATACAACGACATCATATTTTCTTAACGAGTTCATTTATTTAAATTTAGGTGTGCAAGAGCCTCGTATTCTTCTCAATACTGTTAGTGTTAAAGGATTGCCTGAAGAAAACCAATATAACATTGAAATTGGGTTTAGTATACCACAACTCGATATCAACAATTTATCCTTAAACGCTACACTCAATAAAGATGGCTACGTTGTTGTATAACAATGCCACTAGATTAAATATATACAATGAGCCTTCAAGATTTTACAGACTATAGCCTTCCGAAGAATGCTTATCTCACTTTTGATGCTAGTTCTCTTAAGACATTAATTATTGATAGACTTAATGAAAACGAAACATTTACAGATCAAAATTTTGAAGGTTCAAACTTTAGTGCGTTTATTGATGTTGTAGCATATATGTATCATGTTTTGCTTTTCCAGCTCAACACAACATCTAATGAATCTACATTTAGTACAGCAACTATTTATGAGAATATGAACAAGCTTGTATCCACAATTGGATACAATCCTCTTGGTGATCAAACATCATTAGTTAATATATCTTTATCAGCTGCAGATTTAGCTTCAAATGTTTATACCGTCCCACGTTTTAGCTCAGTAGCAGCTAATGGAGAAACATATGTAGCTACTGAAGATATTACTTTTGAAAAGACTGTAGATAACACTTTAGAAGCTGTCGCACCGTCTAATAATACTTTATATCAAGGGACAATTTCTGAAACAACCTTTAGAGCTACTGGGGAACCGTATGAAAATATTATCTTAATTGATGCTTTCACTTCTAAGCAATTTAGACAAAGTACGTCAAATGTTCGCAATACTAAGTTTATTAGTGATAATGCTTTTAATGTTTTTGTACAAAATGATACTACAAGAGAGTGGACAGAATATGAAGAAACTTCTTCACTCTTTTTAGAAGGTGCAGACGCTAGGAAATACGAAAAGCGTTTAAATGGTAGTGGAAATTATGAATTTAAATTTGGTAATAATATAAATGGGAAGCAATTAGCAGCTAATGACACGGTTTTAATATTTTACGTTATATCAGATAATGAATCTGGATTAATTGGACCTAATACCTTTAATAATGCTTCTTTTACGCTATATGGCTCTCCTAATTTTAGCGGTGTTAAAACAGCAATTTACGATACTAATCAAACATTAATTGCACCATCACAGTTAGGTAATTTAACGATTAATAATCGATTTGCTTCATCACCGACAAAACTAGCTGAAACTGTTGCAGATATAAGACGTAATGCTCCGAAAGTATTTGCAGCACAAAATCGCCTAGTAACCAAAGATGATTACGAGTATCAAATTAATCGAAACTTTAATAATCTTACTAGAGATGTAAAAATACTATCTAATAATGATTATACATCAAAAGTGTTGTCCTATTATAATGACATAGCCTTTATCCCTGGTAATGATGACTCAAGAGTGCTGTTTTCACAGGTGTTATTTTCAGCATCAACATCATTTAATAATGTTTATGTCTATACAGTACCGAATAGTAATCCCACTCTAAACGGTCGCACACCAAATTACTTGAATTCTGCTCAGAAACAACTTATTGCAGAATTTTGTGAAAATAAAAAGGATGTTACACAAAACGTTGTAGTTTCAGATCCTATATTTAAAGCATTTGCATTCGGTGCAGCTACTGTAGATGATAACTCAGTAGATGACACGGTTAATAATTCGCAGCTTCGCGTTACTTTAGATAAAAATCAAGCCACTAACGATGGTGCTGTTAGATCAGCAATATTTAACATAATTAATAACTATTTTGCAGCTGTTCAGTTAGGTGATATAATTGATGTAGCTGATCTTACACGAGATATTATTAATATCCCTGGGGTTACAGATCTTCATACAATTAACGGTGATACGGAAGTTCCTAATTTAAACTTTATAATATGGAATCCTGATTATAAAGAAGAAGATAACGTTTTACAATCCCTAAATTATCAATTAGAAGATTTTCAATTTGCATATTTCTACGATCCTCAAAATATCACGAATAAGATTGCTATACGACGATTGTAGGATTAAATATGTTATATGTCGTTAAGTTCTCTACAACTCGATTCATCTGGTGAATTCGATTTGCTATACAATTTTTTCTATGTGCGAGATTATAGAAATGTAGAGACCTACGAGACCTTTGCACTTCCCTTTACTCCTAATTTAAATGATGGGATAGAAGATTTTGTTTCTAATAAGCGACTTATATGGAATTTCGGTGATGGTACTACAGTAGAAAGTGTTACTGCATCTCATGCATATGACAAGCCAGGTCAGTATAAGGTAACATGCCATTTATATGATAGGGAAGGTACCGGTTATTTTGATACATTCTCTTCAAAGGTGGATATTAAAGATTATATTGAGGATACTCTCGATATTAGCGTTAGTAACTCCTTATCATCTACATTATCTGCAGATACAGGTCAGCTAGAAAATCCAATTACCATTGATAGGTATAATTCATATAGATCTCTTGAGTTTGGTATCCCGTCAATAGTAGCATATTCTTCTGCTGGTACTGATAACGATTACTTCCGAAATGGTTACTCTAATGAAACATATGGTCATTTAAAGCCATATTCATCTTTTGTACAAAAACTAACATCAGGTGGGGTTGTTGAGAACATTGAAGTTGACAGTGTTATTACTGAAGATACTCCAATTTATATTAAACTAAGCAGCACTGAGATTGTGCAAACTTCGAAAACAGATCCTGATGCTTTTTATGCAGGCTTAACAGGTACGGCAGATATTTATTTTAAGAGTGATTATCCAGGTAAATATAATCTCATATTTGGCTACAAGCAAGGAGATATTTTTGAATATGCTAATACGACCAACTATGGCGTATCTTCCACTACAATTTCTAATAACACGTATGACAAGCTTTCTTTTTCATCCAACGGGTTAGATGGTGAAGGTCTTAACAATTCGTTTACAACTTTTAATATTGGTGCTACAAAATTTGCTACAACAAAAATAGCATTTGTAACTAAAGTAAAGGATGACAATAACTTTACTCAAAAGAACATGCCACTATTAAGTGCAGGAAGTGGTCCTGAGTTAAATCTTGTTTTAACAAATGGTACAACCAATTACGATATTGATATATCTTCTAATTTCTTAGATCTATCAACTCTCAATACTGGTGGATTTTATAAAGGTTATTTTGTAAGTAATAACTCTGATACCTTGGAAGATGTATATCTTTCTGGACATACGACGTATTCTGGTAATTTTATATCTGGCGCTAGTAGTACGTTTACTATTTACCCAAGTAGCTTTTATACAGTTTCCAAGAAAGGAGAAAATATAGATTTCAAAGCCGCATTTAAGGATATTGCAGAACAACCATTATTTACTGACGCAAGGGTTTTGATGAGTGATTTTATTGGATCGATTTTTGGAGATTTGAGCTCTACACAAGATTCTATTGGTAAAGCAACGTATGAAAAGATACAAAACTTTTTTGATAATAATACATCCATCAACGAAAGTAACGTTGATGAGCTAGACGGTATTTTACAAATGCTTAACTTACCAGAGTTAAATAAATATTCCTTTCCACCTAAGCTTAATAGGCTCATTGATTTATTATCTATTAGTAAATCTGAATTATTTGGTCGGCGTAATAGAAATCAAACCCACTACCAATCTTATGGTTATCGAAATAATGAGTTTTATGGCTTTAACTTAGGTGACAAACTAGATGCAAATAGTATTATTGTTGCTGGGCAGCCAATAGTAGCTTCTGAAAATTATAGTGGTAAATTTACGACGTTAAATACTACTCTTCCCCTTAGTGCTAGAACCACTCCTACTATTGCTATTACTGATGGGTTTGTATATGGCACATCAACGGGTCAGCTAGTATCTTCTACATCAGAAGAACTTGATAGCGGTACTCCTATTACACTT